TTAATGCGTGGAAAAAGACACAAACCAATCGAGAGGCGACTTCTAGCAGAAGTCTTGAATCTCAAGTTGTGCCGCAAAGCACAATGACAGAAAGCAAGCCAGCTGGCAAAAAAATTTGGACGCGACAAGAAATTGCAAATTTTTATTCCAAGGCTCGCTCTGGAGATATAGACGCAAAGCAGATGGTCGCCATTGAAGCTGACATTCATGCCGCGCAATTAGAAGGCCGAATACGGTAATACACGGTGTTTTTTGATCTAAGACATTAGCACCGCTATTGCAGGCATGAGTATTTCAAAAGGAAATTATCATGTCTATTGCAGTTACTAGTGGCTATTACACAGCCGGTTCAAACGCCGATAACTATAAGGCGACGAGTAAGTTCATTCCAGAAATTTGGTCGGGCAAGCTCCAGGTCAAGTTTTACAAATCTACCGTTCTTGGTGAGATTACAAACAATGACTGGGAAGGTGAAATTAAGAATCAGGGCGATAAAGTAATTATTCGTTCTGTTCCCAATATCACCATATCCGACTATACCAAAGGTATGAACTTAACAAATCAAGTTCCTACATCTACACCACTTGAATTAAACATCGATAAAGGCAAATACTTTAGTTTTGTTCTAGACGATGTTGATGAGGTGCAAACAGATGTGAAATTGATGGATATGTTCTCCAACGATGCGGCGCAACAAATGAAGATCGTTATCGACACGGATGTGTTGAATAACGTTGGAGCAGATGCAGCATCAGCAAACAAGGGCGCTACTGCCGGTGCAATAACCGGCAACATTAATTTGGGTGCTGTAGGCGCGCCTTTGGCTATTACTAAAGATGGAGCATCTTCTACCGTTTCTATTCTGGACACCATTCTAGATCTAGGGTTAGTTCTAGATGAGCAAAATGTTCCTGAAGATGGTCGTTGGATGGTAGTGCCAGCGTGGGTTGCTGCATTACTTAAGAGATCTGAGTTGAGACAAGCTCAAATCACTGGTGATGACATCACTCCACTTCGCAATGGAAAGGTTGGCATGATCGACAGGTTTACCTTGTATGTGTCAAATAGCCTAACGTCATTTACTGACCTGGGATCTGATGCAGCAGCTGGTGGAGCTGGCGCTGCTGCTGACACAACGGCGTACAACTTGCTAGCTGGTACTAGGGATGCAATTTCGTTTGCCTCTCAAATTACCAGCGTTGAGACGCTAAGATCCACAACAACCTTTGGCGACATTATGCGCGGCCTAAATGTGTACGGCTACAAAGTGGTAAAGCCGGAAGCATTGGCTGTTGCTCGTGTGCGTAAGGGTTAATCATCTTTACTAGGGCAGCGGGAGCTTCTCCCCTGCCCTTTTTTAATATGAAATTCTTAAGAGATAAAAGAGACGGAGATTTATGGGGTTACACGCCAGCACTGGCGACAAACCCAAACATGGAAGTTGTTGAAATTTTTAATTCCATACACGTAGATAAATCTAACATTGTCAAAAAAAAGACAAAACAAAAACATTGGGAAAAAAAATTATCTGAAAAAGCAAAAGAATTAGAAGAGATATCTAAAAGGATTTAAGTTATGCCAACTTTGTTTAGTACAGTAATTACAAATTCAAGAGTTGACTTAAATGATGTTGCTGGAACACGCTACACAGATTCTCAATTAATTGGTTTTGCAAACGACGGAATTAGAGAGATTAAAAAAGTTAGACCTGATCTATTTTTTAATACTTATGCGACTGCTCTGTCTACTTTTGTAAGTAACGATAACGTTCCAATAGACGATATCTATGTTCAGTTTTTGAAGGACTACATTGTTTTTCGTGCTGGTTTGCGAGAAGACGAGGATAACTCAATAAATCGTGCAGCAGCATTTTTTGCTAGATTTAAAAATGGGCTGATAACGGTATGAGTACATTAAATGATTTTTTAAACGACGTAATGCCTGATGTGTCGGGCTGCACTGTCGATATTGCAAAACATGCGATTCGCAATGCTTGTATCGAGTTCTGTGAAAAGTCATTAATCCTACAGCGTGATCATGATCCTGTAACAGTTGTTGCTGGGATTGTTGATTACGACTTTGATCCGCCAGCAAACAATTTAGTAACACGAATTATGCGCGCTTGGTATAAAGCGAACGAATTGACGGCAGTAGCTCCAGACAGCATTCGATCCTCGGAGGTGTACAACCGATTGTTTAGCGGAGCAAATGTTGTTAGAACAGATCCGACCAGCATACTTCAAAAGGATGAACGAACATTCTCGCTGTATGGAATACCTAAAGATACGGTTGCCAATGGTTTGACTATGCGTGTTGCACTTAAGCCTACAAGGGCAGCTACCACAGTAGAAGATGTTTTACTTGAAGACTATGCAGAAATTATTGCAGCAGGAGCAAAGGCAAGGCTCATGATGTCGCCAAACAAACCGTACACCAACCCACAGTTGGCAGTCGGACACATGGAACTCTTTAGGCAGGGGACAAATGTAGCAAGACAGCGAGCTTATCGCGGCCATGTTAGGGCAGATCTTCGCGTCTCCTTGAGGAGCATTTAAATGGCAGAGAAAATCAAACTGGTTAGAGATGACACACTGCCACAGATTCAAGTAACAGTTACAGATCAAACAACAGGTGCAGCCATCAATCTAACCGGAGCAACGCCGCGATTGCGGTTTCGTGCTGTAGGAAGTACCACTTTACTTGCAACGCTAGTAGGCACAGTTACTAATGGTGCTAATGGCGTGTGCGTATTTGCATGGGGCGCATCAACCCTTAATGTCGATGCTGGTGACTATGAGGGCGAAGTAGAAATTACATTTTCCAACGGTGGTGTACAAACAATATTTGAGCCGTTGAAATTTAAGGTACGCGAAGACTTCTAATGAAGGCCACCGTATCAAGCATTATTGCCAAGGCGCAAACATCTGTAATACAAGTTGTTGCCAGCGCATCTGTACAGATGATGCGTTTGAGTGTCTTAGTAAGTCAGGACTTATTAAAAACAAGAGCGCCGTCTGATTCAGTAACTACGTCAGACTTAAAAATAGCTGCGGTAGAAAAGCTGCTAGCTGAAGCTGCCGTTGCCACTGATCTCGCCGCTAAGTCTTTAATTGCTGCTAGAGCAGAATCCGTTACAGCAAGCGAATCTGCTGATATTCATTTACTCAAGGCTTTGTCAGATGCTGCAAGCGCAACAGCAGTTGCAGACGCAGCAGTTCGCGAGATTACAAAAACACTCAGCGATAGTATTAATGCGCTTGATGATGTTGATGTCGCAAGTGCCGACGATGACCAGACAATCCAGTTCATCAAGGTAATGTCTGAAGCGATTACAACCGCTGATGTATTAATTCTCTCTCTTCAAATTCTACGAACATTTAATGAGCCGGTTTCAACGTCTGACTCAATCGTAAATCATTTCACTAAGTCACTTGCTGATGTTGTAACAACACTAGACATAATAGGTGTTGGAGGCAGCAACCAAACACAAACTGACAGCACAGCCCTTACAGACACTGCGCTCTTATTGCTAAGTAAAGTTCTGTCTGACTCCATAGGTGCGGCAGATGTTGTGCTTTCAACTTTCGGAAAAGCATTAACAGAATCAGTTCCTATAACAGACGCTTCTACTAAAACAGTACAAAAAACCGCAGCAGAGAATCTGACCGCAACAGACACAGGAAATATATTTAAGGATACGGGATACGTAAGCGAAGATTACTTTGCAGAGCGTTATGTTGGGTTTGAAATTAATTTTTAGGAGGTTTAAATGAATACAAACGAACTTATTAAGGCTTCCGGCGAGCTGAACATTAAGCTGACCGGTAAAGATGGCGTTGTAAAGCATGAAGAGACAGTCAAGAATCTGGTTGTTTCTACTGGACTTAACTATATTGCCAGCCGCATGAAGGACGCGACTGATACAGTGATGAGCCACATGGCTATTGGTACAGGCACAGCAGCGGCTGCTGCGGGTAACACGGCCCTCGGCACTGAAGTTGGGCGTGTGGCACTCACCTCTACTACCGTGACGGCTAATGCGGTGGCTTATGTGGCTACGTTTGCACCCGGTATTCCGGCAACGCTATCGGCAATCACTGAGGCTGGCACTTTCAATGCAAGCTCGGCTGGCACTATGCTTTGCCGCACCGTGTTTGCGGCGGTTAACAAAGATGTCAGCGACACACTGTCGATTACTTGGACGATCACCGTGTCGTAGGAATAAGCCATGACCACGATTACCACACGGTCTGGGAAAGGCTCTCCGCTTACCAATGCGGAAGTTGATTCCAACTTCACCAGTCTCAACGGCGACAAGATTGAAAAATCCGGCGACACAATGACCGGAAATCTAACGCTGGCTGGGAACCCGTCCTCTGCGCTTCATGCCTCGACTAAACAATATGTCGATACGACTGCGCTAAATCAAGCAGTTGCATTTGGCATTGTGTTTGGAGGTAATTAATTATGGCTCTTAAAGGTCAACCAATTTCGATTGGCACAAGTGATACAACAATATATACCGTTCCGGCTACGCTTGAATCAAGTGTGCATGGACTTGTGTTTTCAAACAGCACAGGTTCTGCCGTTACGGTAACGCTAAAAGTATTTGCAGTTGCGCTTGGTGGCTCGGCAGTCACAGTAATCAGCGGACAGTCTGTTGCCGCCTACACTTCTTACACATGGCCTAAACCGATTAATATAAATGCTGGCGACTACATACAAGCATCAGCGAGTGCGGCAAATGCAATTGTTGCGCTGTATTCTGTATTTGAGAATAGTGCGACTCCGGTAGCAACAGGATTTTCAACCAAAGGCACATGGTCAGCAGGAATTACGTATGTTGCAAATGATGTTGTGTCGGTATCTGGCTCATCGTATGTGGCAAGACAAACAAGCATAAATCAAAATCCAACGGCTGCAACGCCAACTACGCC